CTATTTGCAAAATAATTATGATATCTTTAATACTACTGCAGCAACAAATACAGAATACTCCTCTTCTAAAGATATGAGTATTCAAAGTTCCCATCCTCCTATTAAAGAGGATAATCAAAAAATCACAAAAAATGTAGATGCTAAAGGCAAGATGAAAGTTTCTGCATATCCAGAAACTTATGTATATCCTGATACTCTAGAGTATACAACAACAAACGAAAAAGTTACTGGTAGTATTACTATTAATAATATGGATCAAGATTCTGTAATGGACTTTGAAATCTATCTAAAAAGCGGTATCATGAAGACATCTATGAAAGGGTCAGATCATTGGGATGAAACAAATCCTATTAGACCAATGGGTACT